CTACTACCTTCCAGGCCTCGCGCCTCATGTACTGGCCAAGCTGCTGCAAGGACAGTCAGTATGTGTACAGACAGTCTGACAAGCCGATGGCAGATCCTGACGGACTACTCGCGCTGTATAAGGACTGGCATGATGTATCAGAATGGCCGCAGCAGCCGCAGGAGGAGCTGACACGTCAGCGCCTGGTAAAGCGTCAGGGGGACCCGCTGGCCAAGAACGGAATAGTAGGAGCCTTCTGCAGAGAGTACAGCATCCAGCGTGCCATGGAGGAACTGATCCCCGGAGAATACGCTCCGACCGAGAGGGAAGGACGCTATACATATGTGGGGGGATCCACTACAGGCGGAGCCGTGGTATATGAAGACGGCAAATTCTTATTCAGCCACCACGCCACAGATCCATGCAGCGGGAAGCTGGTCAACGCATTCGACCTGGTGAGACTGCATAAGTTCTCGGACCAGGACGAAGAGGCAGTATCCGGCACGCCTACGAACAGGCTGCCGTCATACACGGCTATGTGCAAGTTCGCATCCGGGATCGATGAAGTGTCCTCGCTGCTGAAGACCGAAAGGTACGAGAAGGCCGCGGAGGCTTTCGGGACTGAAGTGCCGGAAGCTGAAGACAACGAGTGGGTTAAGACGCTTACTATGGATCAGACTCCTGGCGGCGGCTTTGACAAGACAATCGACAACGTAGTGATCATACTGCAGCATGATCCGATGCTGAAAGGCAGATATGCCTTCAATGAGTTCCTGGGATGCGTGCAGGCAAGAGGACAGCTGCCATGGAACGCTAAGGATGGCATCAGGGAGTGGACGGACGATGATGACGCCGGTCTCAGACATTATATAGAGAAGATGTACCAGATATCCGGAAAGGACAGAGTATACGATGCGCTGATCAACGCAGCACATCAGAACACCGTCGATGACATACGCGGATACTTTGCGGAGCTTCCGTCCTGGGACGGAGTGAAAAGGCTCGACAGCCTGCTCATCGACTACCTGGGAGCTGAGGACACGGTCTATACCCGTGCGATCATACGGAAGAGCCTGATTGCTGCTGTGGCAAGAACATTTGAGCCAGGCATCAAGTACGACTATATGCTTATACTCTCAGGACCGCAGGGGATAGGCAAGAGCACCTTTTTCCGGATACTCGGAGGCGAGTGGTACTCTGATAACTTCCTGACGTTCGAGGGTAAGGAAGCAGCTGAACAGATACAGGGCAGATGGATAGTAGAGATCGCAGAGCTCTCGGCCATGGGGCAGTCAAGGACGGAAGTCATGAAGCTGTTCCTCTCACGGCAGGAAGACATATACAGGAAGGCATACGGCCGAAGGACGAACAGATACCCCCGCAGATGCGTTATATTCGGAACCACGAACGATGAGGAGTTCCTGAAGGACTCGACCGGAAACAGGCGTTTCTGGCCGTTGTCGGTCCCAGGAGGAGGAAGCAAGGACGTGTTCACGCAGCTGGAAGCAGAGCGCGATCAGATATGGGCGGAGGCGCTTGCAGGCTACAGGGCCGGCGAGCAGCTGTACCTGACAGGAGAAGCAGAAAAGATCTCACGTGGCCAGCAGGAGAGCCACAGTGAAGGGAATGCAAAGAAAGGGATCATCATAGAGTTTCTTATGAACGAAGTGCCGGAAAACTGGAATGAACTCGGCGCTGAAGAAAGGCGGCTGTGGCTGATGTCCGGATTCGACCACAGCAAGGACAAGACGGTGAAGCGTGATCGGATAAGCGCACTTGAGATATGGTATGAACTTTTCGGAGGAGAAGTGAGGAATCTTAGAAAGAGCGACGCCAGAGAAATCAATCAGATATTAGAGAATATTCCAGGGCTGATCCGGAGCCAAAAGACTCAAAGGTTCGGTCCGTATGGAGTGCAGAGAGGCTTCGATATTACAGCAGATTTCTTTGTAACATTCTCTGTAACATTCGAAAAAACGAATGTTACAAAAAATAAAAAACCCAGTGTTTCCAACGATAACGCCGTAACAAACAAAATGTTACAACCAAGCTGAGAATGTTACAAATGTAACATTGTAACATTTAACAAAAACGAATGTTACAGAGAATGTTACAGGCATGAGCCGTTGAAAAACCTACATTTATGTATACCTTGTAACATTGTAACATTTTTTACCTATATAAATAGTATATAGAGATATAGAGAAATATATATAACCTCAAATATCTCTATACGCCTATCTGAAACATGTATAAGACGCGCGCGAAGGGAGAAGCGACGATGGACAGCGAAAAAAGCATAGAAAAATATTTGAGAGAGAGGATAAACGCCCTGGGCGGAAGAGCGTATAAATGGGTGTCGCCAGGGAACACAGGTGTGCCGGACAGGATAGTGATCGTAAGAGGCATGGTACTGTTCATAGAACTTAAAAACGAAACAGGTGTACTTACGACGAATCAGAGGGTACAGCTCAGAAGACTCAGGCAGTACGGGATGCAGGCAGGTGTGCTTAGCAGCAAGCACGATGTCGATACGATGACTTTTCTTCTCGGGCACCCGAAACAGCTTAGCGACTTCCTGAAAGGGCAGGCGGAAAAATATGAGGTTTGAGCCACACAGGTACCAGCAGTACTGCATAGACAGAGTCGTGAATGAGCCGGCGATAGGTCTCTTTCTTGACATGGGCCTTGGCAAGACTGTCATAACGCTTACAGCGGCAAGCATCCTGAAGTATGACCGATTCCAGGTATGCAAGGTACTGGTGATAGCGCCGAAGAAGGTCGCAGAGGCCACCTGGAGCAGGGAAGCAGAAAAGTGGGATCATCTGCAGCACCTGAGAGTGTCTACATGCCTTGGCACTGCAGCGCAGCGCAAGAGGGCGCTGTCGCAGACGGCCGACATTTATGTGATAAACCGTGAGAACGTGCAGTGGCTCGTTGACTACTACAGGACAGAGTGGCCGTTCGATATGGTGATCATCGATGAGCTGTCATCCTTCAAGAGCCATAAGGCGAAGCGCTTCAAGTCCCTGACCTGGGTCAGGCCGAAGATAGACAGGATCGTAGGTCTGACGGGTACACCGGCACCGAACGGACTCGAGGATCTGTGGGCTGAGATCTACCTGCTGGATGAGGGTAAAAGGCTGTATCCGAAGATCGGACAGTTCAGGACGAAGTTCTTCAATCCAGGGAAAAGGGGCCCGATGGGAGAGGTATACGACTACAGGCCGAAGAACGGAGCGGAAGAGTCGATCAATGGCGCCATATCGGATATCTGCATAAGCATGAGCGCTGAAGACTATCTGCAGCTGCCGGACATGACGGACGTCACCGTTCCTGTAGTCCTGGATAAGAAAGCCAGAGCAAGATACGACGAGATGGAGCGTGAAACCCTGCTGCAGGTCGATGAGGCACTTATCGATGCGGGATCCGCAGCTACACTGTCGATCAAACTGCTGCAGCTGGCCAACGGGGCAGTATACGACGGGATGAAGAACATAGTCCCGATACATGACTGCAAGGTCGAAGCCTTCATGGAGACTGTTGAGGCACTGAACGGCAGGCCGGCTCTTGTCTTTTATGCATTCCAGCATGATCGTGACAGGATCCTGGCGGCACTGGCAAAGACGGATCTCCGGGTCCGGATGTACAAAAGACCGGAAGACGGAGATGCCTGGAACCGCGGTGAGATCGATATCCTGCTGGCGCATCCGGCATCTACTGCATACGGCCTGAACCTCCAGGAAGGCGGGAACCATATCATCTGGTTCGGACTCAACTGGAGCCTGGAGCTTTACCAGCAGGCAAACGCCAGACTGTACCGTCAGGGCCAGAAGGAGAAAGTCATAGTGCATCATCTCGTAGCTGAAGGAACGAGAGACGAAGATGTCATGGCAGCGCTTCAGGCGAAAGGTGATGTACAGGACGCCCTGCTGCAGAGCCTGAAAGCAAGAGTGAGGAAGGTGAAAGGCGCATGATCGTATATATAGCCGGCCGGATATCCGGCGATGATAAAGCCAGGTGGAAGTTCGAGGATGCAGAGATGCTGCTGGCAGAGCAGGGCCATACTCCGATCAGCCCGATCAGGCTGGCAGATGCTTACCCCGATCTGGCATACGAGCAGTACATGATGATCGACTTCGCCCTGGTAGAGATGGCAGATGCGGTATATCTGCTGAAAGACTGGAGAAACAGCCCCGGAGCGGTCCGGGAACACAAACACGCGAAAGCAATAGGGAAAAAGATAATCGAGGAGGACGAAACATGAGCGAGTGGTATGAAGCCAAGGCCACGGAAAAGCAGATACAGTTCGCGGAGGCCATAGCCGAAGAGCTGGATCTGGAACTTCCGGAAGAGGACACGAAAGAAGCCTACAGAGAGTTTATCTCAGAATGGGCCGATGAGTTTTACGCCGTGGCGTATGACGAAGACTGGCCGTCGTGGAGGAGATGATGCAGGCGATAGGATTTAAGGAGGACTGAAAAATGACAATGAACAAACTGAGTGATCTGAACAACCACCTTTTCGCCGAACTGGAGAGACTTGGCGATGAAGACCTGAAGGGAGACGCACTGACCGAAGAGATCAGCAGGGCAAAAGCAGTATCGAACGTGGCCACGCAGATAGTGCAGAACGGCAACCTGGTCCTGAAGGCTGCAGTGTTCGCAGATGAGAAGCTGGACGCAGACAGTAAAGTACCGGCGATGCTGACCGACACAGGAGGAGATGATGCGTAGATATACCGAAGAGGAGCGCAGGTTCTTCGAGGAATATGTCCCGGGGCATACCCACAGGGAGATACATCAGGAGTTCTGCAGACGGTTCCAGCCGATAGAGCTCAGCCAGGTCAAGGCCTATCTGAATAACCACCGCCTTCATACCGGAGGGACCGGATACTTCCCGAAAGGTCACGTTCCGGCAAACAAGGGCAAGAAGATGTCGCCCGAAATGTATGAAAAAGCGGCGCCCACTATGTTCAAGCCCGGACAGCTTCCGCATAACACGGACCCGGTCGGAACCGAAAAGATGCTGGCAGACGGATATATCTGGGTCAAGATCGATGATAAGCCGAAAGCGCCGAAGAACGTAAACTGGATCCAGAAGCACCGTAAGATCTGGCAGGAGGTAAACGGGCCTGTACCGGAAGGCTGCCTGATCATATTCCTGGACGGAGATCACCGGAACTTTGACATCGATAACCTGGCATGTGTAAGTAAGTCGCGGAACGCAAGATTGAACCACAGTCATTTGAGGCACGATGATGCAGAGTTGACGAAAACAGGAGTGATCATAGTCGATCTGCAGACAAGGGTCGGAGAGAGGAGAAGACGCAAATGAACAAAAGCGAGGTAGAGAGATGAAATACAGAAAAAAGCCAGTAGTTATTGAAGCATACAAAACGGATAAAGTCGAATACATAAAGACACTTGAAGGCACTATGAAAGCAGATATCGGAGACTACATCATAACAGGAGTTCAGGGGGAGAAGTATCCATGCAAACCTGACATATTCGAGGAAACTTACGAGCAGATTAGCGAGGCGAGGGGAATGCTGTGGTGCAAGATATTAAATATGTGGTGTGATGACATAACCGATGAATGTCCTCTCGATGATGACTGTAACGGTTGCGACGAAGCAGAGGACGGTGAGCAGAATGACTGAATTAAAACCGTGTCCGTTCTGCGGCGGTGAAGCTAAGACAGGAATAGATAATGATGCTGGAAGATTTAGAGCATTTGCATACTGCACTAAATGTGGAGCAAGAGTCGAATATAAACCAGAAGGTTTTAAGAGATTAAGAGAAATGGTAGAAGAGGTTGCAGAAATATGGAATAAGAGAGTAGGTGAGCAGAATGACTGACAGACTTATATCGGCAGACAGATTTATAAGGTGGTTAGACGTAGGACATTTATGCAGCCCGGCGGAATTAAGGTTTAGCGAGCTTGATGTAAAAGGCGCTATTGACGACCAGCCGACAGCAGACGTCCCTTGCCTGACATGCAGGCACCGGTGCAAGGACTACAAGAACTATCAGCCAGAACAGCCGAAACAGGAGATGAACTGTCATACCTGTGTGCAGCTGTGTGAAGGCTGTGAAAAAGGCTACTGTGACAGCTGGGAGGGCGAAAGCAAGTGACGACTAAGAGCACATGCTGCGAGACCTGCGGGTACAGTAAAGATACATACGGCGCAAAAGCCAAGCGATATAAGATCTGCGGGATCCGGAGGAGACTGACTCCGAAGGATCACGTATGCGGGAATTACAGGCGAAAGGATGAGCACAATGACAAGGCATGACCTTGAACAGCTTCGGGCACTAGTATTTGAGATCCGGTCACTACAGCTGGACATGCTAAAACCGACGCCAACTATGCAGACTATATTCTACAAAGACTACAGGCATTCTGTTAAAGGCATCCCGAAATCTGATGCGGGGTATGACTATGGCGAGGCTGACTATGACCGTCTGGCGAAGCTTATGCGATCCAAAGAAAAGCAGCGTATACGGCTAGTCACCGAGATGGAGGAGTGGATCGAGAATGTGGACGATGCGGAGATGCGGGCTATACTTCGGTATTATTACAGAGACGGAATGACCCAGGAAGAGATAGGTGACTTCATGGGCTATGCACGAACGGGAATAGCGTCAAAGCTGAAACGATTCTGGATATCACAGTAAAGTGCGTCACAAACGTCATAAAAACTGTGGTTTAATGTATTCGTGAAAACTATATCTATAATCCTCTTTTTTAAAATACATTGCACGGGACCACCTGAAGCCGTTCGGGTGGTTTTGTGTTTAGTAGATAGGTGGTGAGCCATATGGCAAAGGGCAAGTATCAAGCCTGGCTGACGCCAGAAGGCTTGCTGAAGATAGAAGGCTGGGCAAGAGACGGCCTGACTGATGAACAGATAGCGCATAACATGGGTATCGGGTACTCTACTTTGCAGGTGTGGAAACAAAGGTATCAAGACATTCAAGACACCTTAAAAAAGGGCAAGGACGTGGTAGACGTCCAGGTTGAGAACGCGCTGCTGAAACGCGCACTTGGCTATAAATATACCGAGACTATGGTCGAGGAGTCGGACGACGGGCGTAAGATCCGGGAGACTGTGAAGGAAGTGGTACCGGATACGACAGCGCAGATCTTCTGGCTGAAGAACAGAAAGCCGAAAGAGTGGCGGGACCGCAAGGACATAAATGTCGATGGCGAGATCAACAATCCGTTCAAGAGTCTGTCCACAGAAGAACTGAAGAAGCTGATCAGGAATGGATAGAGAACTGATAATCCAGGGGGCAAAAATGGAACTCGCAAGACGCGAGTTCTTTTCATACTGTAACCTTATGGCTCCTGACTTCTACAGGGAAGACAGAGAGTATCTGGTAAATCTGTGCAAAGCGCTACAGGAGTTCATCGAAGGGCCGCATAAGATCATGACGGTGGCCATGCCGCCAAGACATGGTAAGAGCAGGACCGGAGTGAATCTGACAGAGTGGCTGCTTGGTGAGGATCCTCGCTTGAAGGCCATGATTGGGACTTATAACGAGATACTGTCCAGCAGCTTTTCCCGGCAGGTAAGGAATACGATCGCGGCCGAGAAGGCCGACAAGAACATAGTCTACAGCGACATCTTCCCCAAGACCAGGATAAAGTACGGCGAGGCTTCCATGAAACAGTGGGCGCTCGAAGGAAGCGAGGAAAGCAACTATCTTGCTACATCTCCTGGGGGCACATCGACAGGCTTCGGATGTGACTACATGATCATAGATGACCTGATCAAGACAGCTGAAGAGGCTTATAACGAGGAGCGCCTGCAGGCAAATATCGACTGGTTCGAGAATACTATGATGCAGCGTACTGAGTCAGGGTTCAAGATCATAGTATTCATGACCAGATGGGCTACAAAGGATCTGACCGGTCACCTGATCGCGAACTACGATGACGTGCAGAGCGTGAGCTATAAGGCCCTGGATAAAGGCAGGATGCTTTGCCCTTCAGTGCTGACTTACGAAGAGTACCAGTTCAAGACCAGGAACATGAACCCGGATATTCGGGAAGCCAACTATCAGCAGACGCCGATAGATATCAAGGGCAAGCTGTACACCAGGTTCAAGACATATACGGAGCTGCCGAAAGACGAGAACGAGAACGTTATATTCACGGCGATAAAGAATTACACTGATACAGCCGATGAAGGCAGTGACTATCTGTGCAGCATAGACTACCTTGTCTGGAACGATGAGGTGTACGTGCTCGACATCCTGTTCACCAAGGATCCTATGGAGATCACTGAGCCGGCGCAGGCCATGATGATGCATAGGGACGAGGTATCGTGGGCAGATATCGAAAGCAACAACGGCGGCCGTGGATATGCCAGGAACGTGAAGCGGCATCTGGAAGAGGATCTGAAAGATAACAGATGCCATATCCGCTGGTTCCACCAGAGCAAGAACAAGCTCGCGAGGATCCTGTCTAACAGCACATGGGTCATGGATCATATATACTATCCGGTCAACTGGAAAGATAAATGGCCGGAATATCATGATGCAATGAATAAATTCCAGCGTGAGGGCAAGAACGCGCACGACGATGCTCCAGACGCAACCACAGGAGTAGCCGAGATGTACGCCAACGCTAAAGTGAAAGTCAAAACCTTCAAGGGAGGTATTTAATGAGCGATAGAAAAAGACCATATAAACTTCCGGAACCGCTGACATGCGATCCGGCCAAGACGGGCAGCGGGGTCAGCATCGAACTGATGCAGGAGTACGTCAGGAAGCACGAGACGAGGCTGCTCAGATATGAATACCTGGAGAACCTGTACAAAGGCTTCCATGACGTCTATAAGCAGCCTGAGAAGGAAGACTGGAAGCCGGACAACAGACTGGCGGTCAACTTCCCGAGATACATCACCGAGACGTTCTCTGGATACGGCTACGGCATCCCTATCAAGGTGTCATCTCCGGACGATGCTGTCAACGAGGCCATACAGACCTTTGGACGGGACAACGAGATCTCCGACCATGAGTCGGAGATGATCAAGAAGTGCTGCATATACGGCCACGCTTTCGAATACATCTATCAGGACGAAGATACAAAGACCAAACTGACAGCGTGTACCCCGAAGGAAGTGTTCGTGGTCTACGACGATACGGTCAAGAGCAGAGCGCTGTTCGCTGTCAGATACGGCTATCATACAGACGAGACTGATCAGCTGGGCAGGATGTACGGAGAGATCCTCACCAGGGAAAGTCTGGAGCCGTTCGACGGCGGAGACAAACACGATATCGCTACGAATCCATACGGATACATCCCTGTGATCGAATGGAGGCTGAACGATGAAAGGATGGGCCTGTACGAGACCGTTGCTGGACTTGTAGAAGCATATAACCATACGATTGGTGAGAAGGCCAACGACGTGGATGCTTTCGCAGAGGCGTACCTCGCGGTCCTCGGCGCTGAACTGGACGACGAAGGAATTTATAAGATCAGGGACAACAGAGTGATCAACCTGTACGGCACTGATGATGCAAAGGACGTACTCGTGCAATTCCTGCAGAAGCCGACCGCAGATGGCACGCAGGAGAACCTGCTGGACCGCCTTGAGAATCTTATATATCAGACATCTATGGTGGCGAACATCAGCGATGAGTCGTTTGGCAGCGCCACATCCGGAACTGCACTTGCGTATAAGCTGCAGGCCATGAGCAACCTGGCGCTGACGTTCGACAGGAAGATCGAGAAGTCGCTGCGGAAGAGATACAAGATCTTCTGCAGCCTTTCTACCAACGTGGCCAACAAGGACGCATGGCGGGATATAGAGATCACTACATCCCGGAACCTGCCGAAGAATCGTCTGGAAGAAGCTCAGACTGCTCAGGCAGTCGAAGGAATAGTATCTCATGAGACACAGCTGCAGCTACTGTCGATAGTCGAGGATCCGAAGGAAGAGATAAAGGCCATCGACAAGGAGAACAAGGACAGCCAGAGCGCAGCGGTAAGCAGCTTCGGCGGAAGCGAGGTAACGGATGGACAGTCTAACGTACTGGAAGAAAAGGGAAGCGGAACAGCGTCTTAAGGATATCCGCGATCAGAAGGAGTACGACAAAGAGATAAAAAAAATATACGACAGTACGATGGCGGACGTTCAGAAGGAGATAGACGCCTTTTACGGCAAATATGCGGCGAAGGAAGGCATATCGATATCAGAGGCGAAAAAACGTGCCTCTCAGCTTGACATGGACGCCTACAGCGCCAAAGCCAAGAAGTATGTCGCATCGCGTGATCTGTCGAAAGAAGCTAACGATGAGATGCGCATTTACAACATGACCATGAAGGTCAACAGGCTGGAGCTCCTGAAGGCGAACATCGGGATGCATCTCGTAGACGGATTCGAGAATATGGGCAAGTATTTCGGTGATAAGCTTACCAGTCGTACCCTTGATGAGTTCAGGCGGCAGTCCGGGATCCTCGGCAAGACGATCATGGACAACAGCAAAAAGGCCGATGCGATCGTGAATGGATCCTTTCATAACGCCAAGTTCTCTGACCGCATATGGATGCACCAGGATCTGTTGAGAGACGCCATAGGCAAGAATGTGAAGACGGGGCTTATCCAGGGCAAGAACCCGAGAGTGCTCGCCCAGGACATCCGGAAGACGTTCGGATCCAGCCAGTATAATGCTGAAAGGCTGATGCGGACAGAGATGGCACGCGTCCAGACAGAAGCACAGATGCAGAGTTTCAAGGAGAACGGCTTCACTGAGTACCAGTTCCTGGCACTCGGCAACGCCTGCGATATATGCAGGGCGATTGACGGCAAGCACTTCCCCGTCGATAAGATGATGCCGGGTGAGAATGCTCCGCCTATGCATCCGAACTGCAGATGCAGCACATCGGCATACTCGGGCAGAAAAGAGTATGACGACTGGCTCAACGCTAAAAATGACGGGAGTTTTAACGGCAGTTTTGAAGAGTGGAGCGGTAATGGGCAAAGAGGTGCAAAACAAGAAACGCAAAAGTAACGAATTTCAAGGGAGGTGAGAACATGGGATGCAAGAAAGGCGGAAAGAAGAAAAAATGATCACAGTAACGATCGGAGATGGTCATATCATGGTGACAGGCCACAGCGGATATGCTCCGCCTGGAGAGGACATAGTCTGCAGCGCGGTATCAGCGCTCGTGCAGACGTTCATAGCGTCGGTCGAACGCTTGACCTTGGACAAGATAAACTACACTTTGAAGTCCGGATATACGGACATTGAATACGAAGAAATCCCTTCTGAGAAAACAATCCTTCTTGAGAGGGCTTTTTTTATTGGCATAAACGGGATAGCCGAAAGCTACCCCGATAATGTACAAATCATCCGGGAGGATGTGCCGAAGCCTTGACGGCGTTAAAACAAGGGGATTCGAGTCGGGAGACGTAACTAAAAACATGGAGGTAAATATTATGATCAAAAACAAACTTAAGAAGACATGGAACCTGCAGCTGTTCGCAGAGGATCCGAAGGACCCGGAAGACCCGAAGGACCCGGAGGATCCTAAAGACCCGAAAGACCCGGAAGACCCGAAGGAGCCTAAATCTGGAGACGATAAGAAGTACAGCGATAAAGACGTGGACAAGATCGTCGAGAAGAAGTACGCAGCCTGGAAAGAGAAGCAGGAAAAGGAACTCAAGACTGCCAAGGAAGAAGCAGCTAAGCTGGCCAAGATGAATGCTGACCAGAAGCAGCAGTATGAGATGGAGAAGCTGCAGAAGGAGAACGATGAACTCAAGGCCAACGCCATGAAAGTGGAGCTCGGCAAGACAGCGACATCACTCCTGAAGGAGAAGAACATCGACGCCACTCAGGACATGCTCGATTTTGTAGTAGGCGCTGATGCGGAAGCTACCAAGGCCAACATCGACAAGTTTGTTGCGATCGTGGAAGCTCAGCTCAAAGCGGCTGAGATAGAAAGGGCGACTGGGAAGACGCCCAGAAAGTACGGTAACAATGGCAACGAGATGTCGGAGATCGACAGGCGGATTGCTAAATACAAATAAGAAAGGAATCAAAAAATGGATAAAAAAATATTTGATCTGCAGATGTTCGCTGCAGGAAACAACGAAGATCTTCCGGTAAGATCATATCAGAAAGAGTTCAAGCAGCTGCTCCAGGTCGTGTTCGCGAAACAGTCATACTTTGCGGACTTCTTCGGCGGAAGTATCGAGGCGCTTGATGGGATCCAGAATAACGCTACCGCATTCTATGTCAAGACATCGGATATCCCGGTAGTGGTAGGAACGGCGTACAACAAAGACGCCAATACGGCTATGGGCACGGGAACAGGCACCGGCAGCAGATTCGGAAACAGAACTGAAGTTATCTACACTGACACACCGGTAGATTATTCCTGGGAGTGGGTGTTCCACGAAGGAATCGATCGTCACACCGTGAACAACGACTTCGATTCAGCTATAGCAGACAGACTGGAACTCCAGGCAAGAGCAAAGACAGCTACGTTCAACGCGAGGCACAGCAAGTTCATCTCGGGCGCTGCAGGTAAGTCCATATCCGGAGGCGCAGCCATAACCAAGGACACAGTAGCTGACATCCTCGCACAGCTGGACGCCTACTACACTGATGCAGAAGTTACAGGAACAAGACTCGCAAAGGTCAATTCTGCCGTATGGAACGCTATCATAGACAGCGGGCTCGCATCCTCTTCGAAGGGATCCAGCGTAAACATAGACCAGAACACCATATCAGATTTCAAAGGGTTCACGATCCAGAAGGTACCGACAGGAATGTTCCAGGCTAACGAAGCGATCTATACCTACGTAGCCGGAGTAGGCAAGGCATTCACCGGCATAGAGACAGCCAGGACCATCGAGTCAGAAGAGTTTGACGGAGTCGCTCTGCAGGGCGCAGGCAAAGCCGGCGAGTATATCCTTCCTGACAACAAGGCTGCGGTAGCAAAGGTAACTGTTACAGGAGCATAAACCAAGGAGGTTAACATATGTATAACGTATTGATACATTTCCACGACCTTCAGGATGTGGATAAAAAGACAAAGAGCGGTCCGATATATCACGAGTACAGTGTTGGCGATACATATCCGAGAGAGGGCCTTAAGCCCTCTCAGGAACGTATCGACGAACTGTCAGGCGGGAATAATGCATTCGGGACACCGATCATCGAGGCAGCCGATAAGGTAGTCGATGATAACGACGATCCTCCCACCGGCGAAACACCTGCAGAAGGTGAAGGCACCGGAGAGCCACCTGCAGAAGGTGAAGGCACCGGCGAACCGCCTGCAGAAGGCGAAGGCACGGGCGAAACACCTGAGGACCCCGATAAAAAGTCCGGAGGCAAGAAGGCCTCTAAGTAAGGAGGTGCCGGAATGCTGGAAAAGATAAAGAAACTGCTTGGCTTTACGGATACTCAGCAAGATGGTCTGCTGACTGAAATCATATCCATCACAGAGAGCAGGCTCAAGAACCTGCTCGGAGGTGTGGCTACGGTACCAGATGCGCTGGCCTATATCGAAGAAGAGGTCTGTATAGCCAGGTTCAATCGTGTCGGATCAGAAGGACTATCGTCCCATTCAGTCGAAGGGGAGACGATGCAGTGGTCGGATGACGACTTTGCTCCGTATACAGCGGATATCGATGCGTACAACGCCCGACAGGACACGCCGAAAAAGGGCAGGGTGAGGTTCATATGAGATACGATACGAAGATCTACTTTTGTAAAAACGGAACATCGACGTATAACTCCGGAACCGGAGACTATGACACCGCAGATCCTGTTGAGACAGAGAAGATGGCATCGGTCATGGACATGAATGAGGAGACTATGAAGCTGCTCTATGGAGAGATCCGTCAGGGCAGCCTAATGATCCAGCTGCAGAATCACTATGATGGCGTATTCGACTATATCCGTATAGGCGAGAAAAATTATATGGCGAACCTGAAACGCAGTCTCAGGACGAAGCAGACGCTGTATGTATCGGAGGTGCAGTGATGGGAGACATATCGGTAAAAGGGCTTGATAAACTCCAGAAGAAGCTAAAGGCCAACGCTACGATGAACGATGTACGAAGGGTAGTAAAGCAGAACGGCGCAGAGCTCCAGACAAAGATCCAGGAGAATGCGGAGTTCACGAAGGGGTATCAGACCGGGACCACGAAGCGAAGTGTAGATCTCACCATCGAAGATGGTGGGTTAAGTGCTTCTTCCGGCCCCACCACGGAATATGCCCCGTACCTTGAGTACGGTACGCGATTCATGGAAGCGCAGCCGTTCGTCGGTCCGGCACTCGAAGAGCAGAAGCTCGTTTTCAAGGCCGATATGCAAAAATTAACGAAATGAGGTGAGTAGATGGATCCACAGCAGGAGCTATTCACGAAGCTTAAGCTTATGATCGAGGCACTCGGGTACGATGTGTACGACGGAGCTCTTCCGCCAGATGATACGCCGTATCCTTTTGTATATCTCGGCGAAAGCCAGCTGACGGACGACGCAAACAAGACCGCGGTGTTCGGGAATGTCACCCAGACCATACATGTCTGGAGCAACGATCCAAAAAAACGCGGTACTGTATCAGCTGCGATGCTGGTCATAAAACAAAAGGCAAGAGTCCTGGAACACACCGGCAACTTCGCATGGAGTCTGCGGGACGTGAATCAGAGGATCCTTCCGGATAATACAACAAAACAGCCTCTGCTCCATGGAATACTGGAGCTGGGGTTTTACTTTAGTTAGGAGGAAAACATGAAAAAGGAAATGTTCGATCTGCAGCTGTTCGCTGAAGCGGTGGCTGGTAAAAAGATCGTATATCTTTACAGAGTCAAGAGCGAAGCAGCTACAGCAGCAGGCGCAGCTCTCGCTTTTGTTACGGAGAACGGCCGCAAGGTATCGAAGGATGCAGACAGCACGGTCACGAAGGACGGGTCTATAAGGACTCCGTCTGCGGCAGAGGTAGAGATCACATGCACGTCTATTCTGGCCAAGGATGATGAACTGATAAGAAAGCTCGAAGCTGCGCTTGACAGCGACGGCATAATCGAGATCTGGGAAGCTAACTTAGAGCGGCCTGGTACATCTGCCAACACATTTAAAGGCAAGTACTTCCAGGGCTATCTGACAGAGCTTGAACAGAAGTCCAACGCAGAAGACATGGTCGAAGAGTCGCTGACATTCGGAATCAACGGCACAGGAGTAGACGGAGACGTCACGGTGACCGCTGCACAGCAGGAAGTAGCTGCGTATGTATTCGCAGATACACCAAAGACAGGAGCATGATGAAGAAGGGGCTTTCGCATAATGCGGAAGTCCCGTTTCTTTTATTTAAACAGGAGGAAAAAACATGTACGAAATAGATATAAAGGGAATAGCTTATCCGCTTAAATTCGGGATTGGGTTTTTAAGAGAGATAAATAAGCGCGTGCAGCTGCCTGTGGATGGCGCACCTAACGTAAAGAACAACGTAGGATTGAGATACGCGGTAGGACAGCTCATCGACGGCAGCGTCGAAGGTCTGCTTGACATAATATATCTGGCAAACAAAACGGAGACCCCCCACATCACGATGAGTGAGCTTGAAGCCTGGGTCGATGATGAAGACTCGGACATCGATGCGGCGTTTGACAACGTCATGGGTTTTTTAGAGAGAGCCAATGCTACGAAGAGAGAGGTCGCAGCGTTGGAAGCAGCGGCAGCGAAGAAAGTGGAAGAATAGAAGAAGAGCCTGACTTCGAGGAGACGTACACAAGCGTAGCACTGAACTGCTTCAGGTATCTTGACTTCAAGAGTTTCGACGAAGTCGACAGGTTGACGATACCTGAGTACAACCTTCTTATGAAGGCGGTGCAGTTGAAGTGGATAGACAGGGATTACAGGAATCACCTGCAGGCGTTCCTGAACTTTATGGTCCAGGCAAAAAAGAGATCCGGCAAGAACAGCGAGAAGCCGGTATACAGGACTTTCAAGAAGTTCTACGACTACAAAAACGAGCTTGATAAGGTAGATGGCAAAGAGGAAAAAAGCCGATTCAGCGGGCTTGGTGATCTGCTGAAAAAACAGAAGGGAGAATGACATGTCCGAAAGCTATGTCGTTATAGCGAAACTGTCCGCAGAGGATAAAGGATTCACCGCTGCGATGAAGAGGGCCACAGGCTCGACGGAAACGCTCGGATCAAAACTTAAAAGCGGACTCGGCTTCGGCGTGTTCATGGGTATAGGCAACGCTGCCGTGAGCGCAGTGACGCGCGGCTTCACGGGCATGATAAGCGAAATGTCCTCATCCTCAGCGGCATGGCAGACCTTCGAAGGAAATATGAAGAACTTCGGCAAGGCAAGCCAGATCCCGAAGGTAAAGAAAGAGCTGCAGACCTTCGCCCAGCAGACCATATACAGTTCATCTGACATGGCATCCACATATGCGCAGCTTGCAGCGGTCGGCACAAAGAACACCGACAAGCTCGTCATGGGCTTCGGCGGACTTGCATCCGCCGCGGAAAATCCGCAGCAGGCCATGAAGACACTGAGTCAGCAGGCAACACAGATGGCGGCCAAGCCTACGGTCCAGTGGATGGACTTCAAGCTCATGCTGGAACAGACTCCTGCAGGTATATCCGGGGTCGCGAAAGCCATGGGCAAGACATCCAGCCAGCTGATACAGGATGTGCAGGCGGGCAAAGTAAAGACGGATGATTTTTTCAAGGCCATCACCAGGGTCGGTACATCCGATGCCTGGGCCAAACAGGCCCGGCAATATAAGACAGTCGGCCAGGCCATGGACGGCCTGAAGGAGACTATGGGCAACAAATTGCTGCCCATATTCAACGCTGTATCGCAGATCATGATATCTGATATCAGCAAGATAACCGACGCCTCCGGAAAACTTAATACACAGAAGATCGGATCCTGGATAACGGATCATGCTGACGGCATACGAAAAGGGGCAAAAGCTCTGGGTATATTCGTAGTAGCCCTTGGCG